CATACGAGATTGCCTCTTGTCTCGTGGGCTCGGAGATGTGTATAAGAGACAGCTTTGGTCTTGATCGCCTTTGTTCTGTAGTTGCCCACGGTCAGCACCATCCAGCTCTTCGACCAGCACTGACCGAAGACGGCGACCTGTTCGTCGCCCTCGTCGCAGCGCGGGAAATCGATGTCTTCAAAGGCGGTCGGCTTGGGCTTCTGCGGTTTCGGCGCCAGGACGCTGGAGAGGATGTACGACGCCGCCAGGATGACGAGATTGATTGTGATCGGGTCCATGGCCTACCTCACCAGACCTGGTCGCCATCGAACGGCGACTTGCCTTGCATCGCGTTAAACCCCCTGAAGTTGGGGAGGTTGCTGAATTTGTCGTCGCAGGTCTGCGCGAGCCCGTCGCAACCTGGATAGACCCGCAGTTGGCCACCTGCCGGAATGCCCTCGGTGCCGCCCAGGATGTAAAGATCGGGTCCGGCGTGCCGCTCGATGTAGCGGCTATCGTAGTTGTCGCCGTCCACCTGCCACTCGACGTAGCCCCCGGTAAACCAGCCATCGGCATAGCCGGCGACCACGCCGCTGGAGATCACCCAGCCGCTGATGCTCTGCGGCGTCAGCGTCACGCGATACGGAACGAGGTTGACCTTGCAGCGATGGTCGCCAACGACTGCCGTGCAGGTGCGGCAGTAGGTGTCGATCAAGCCGGGCTGGTCCATCAGTTCGTCTTCGGACACGCACGTTATGCGGCAGCTATCCACGGTCGGCCAGTCCACATCGCCAATCTGGCCTACCCAAGAAACCGCTGCCTCGGCGTCGCCGTAGTGCATGTCGTAGACGACCAGGTCGATGGCACCGCTCGGCGACCGCGTCTTGTACAGCAGCGCGACATCGAGGTCGGCCGGCGCGGTGATGACGAACTGGTCGGACTGCGGATCGCCGGAACAGATAATTCCGTTGTCGGTGATGCCGCCCGGCACGGTGCGGAAAACCTGGTTCTGGTAGGTGATGTCCCGGTCGCTGCTGTTGTAGCTCCAGCGGATCGCGCCACGGCTGAACTGGTACAGCCGCACCGGCTGCCCATCCACAAGCGAGCTTTCGCGGCTGTTAAAACTCATCGTCACGAACCCCTTTGAACGTCAGGGCGGCAGTTGCGACGCCCTCGCTATCGGTGACGTGCTCGATCTCGACCACGTCGGTGGCGGCGCTACAGAGCGCCATGAAACAGATGCGCGCTACATCGGTCGGCTCGACCAGGCGGCCCAGGGCGGCGTCGATGGCCAAGCGCTCGGTGTCGGCGTCCAGCTCGGTGCTGGTGAGAATGCGGCGGTGATAGACGGTGCCGTCGTACAGCTCGATGCGGATATCGCGACGACCCGGTCGCCCATTGGCGAAACGGGCATAGCCGATATTGCGCACGTCCAGCGCGGTGGACAGCTGCGAGACGGTGGCGACCAGGGTCAGGTCGTCGGCGTGGGTCGGCACCCACAGCGGCTTCTGCTGGCCGCGTAGCGCATAGACCAGGCTGCGGAACGCCGACCGTTCGGCTCGGCCCATGCCGATCCACCGATGGCCGATGACGGGCAGCGCCATGCCGGCGACGTCGGTCACGCGGGGAATGGCGCTGCCGTTATCCAGGGTGGACAGCAGGCGCTGATAGCTCGACGTCAGGTCTTCGCTTTCGTCCGGGCGCTGTTCCAGGACAGGACGCCCCCGGTACATCGTCGCCGGCATCACCTCGGGCCAACTGCTGGGTTCCATCACAAGGAACGACACCCGCGCAGACTGCGCGGTATCGGTCAGCCGGGTCAGCGTGGGCTGCTCGGTCAGCTGCGCGGTGCGCACCGGGTACAGTCGCGAGCCAGTTCCCCAGGCGGCCTGGACGGGCCGAACCAGGTCCAGGCCGCTGGCGGTCACCGTCTTGACCTCGACGACCTCATAAGCAAAAGCGTCCTCGCCGCGCAGCATCGCCAGGCCGCCGTCGCGGAAGTCGAGGCCGGCCGTGCCGCACGGAATGTTCAGCGAGCCGGCCGCCAGCGGTTCCTGGAGCAGCTGGATATCAGGCCAGATAGGCAGCGCCCAAATGCGCGCGCCCCAGCCGAACAGCGTCATGTCCAGCAGCTGCCGCTCGCGGTCCACCGCGTACATGTTCGCTTCGAACTCCCGGCGCGGCGCCAGGCGCATGGCTCGGCGCTGGGTCACGGCTGATTCGCTTTGCAGGATATTTGTCGAGGCGCTCAGGCGCTCGACGATGCTGTCGCCCCAGTCCGGCGCGAACGTCCAAGCGATGATGCGATTGCCGGTGATGACCAGGACCAGGTCCGGCTCGCCCTGGAGCCTCCAAACGATCCGCGCATTGACGACGGGCGGGCCGTCCGTGCCAATGCTGACCGTCCAAGTGCGTTCTTCCAGGGCGGCAAAACCCAGCGGCGGCGACGCCTGGCCGGATAGCGTGATGCCGTCTGCATCTTCCCGCTCGATGGCGGTCAGCGTGCGCGGACTGAAATATGCGTTCCAGACTGATGCCGGTCGTACTTGGGTGCTGACGACGTTGCCCAACTCCATGGTCGTAGGGATCAGCCACAGGCGGTTGTAGTAGTTCTCTTCCAGGGCGCTTTGGTGGACAGCCTGGTACGACGAATGGATCACCTCGACCGGCTGATGCGCCGCGTAGACGCCGGCCCAGGTCGAGGCCGCGACCGCTGCCAGGCTGATGTCCTGGTTCAGCTCCAGGGCGTCGATATTCGGCGTGATGCCGGCAACGATCCCCTCCACCGGCTTCGGCACTTGGAACCCCGGAAAGGTCGCCATCACTCAACCACCCGAAAGCAGTAGCCGACCCAGGCGCTGGTGCTGCCGAAGTCAGTAGCGGTTCCGCGCTGGAGCAACGGATAGACGCGCCAAGTGTCGCTACCGACCACCAGCGGATCACCAGGCGCGAGGAAGGCCATGTTGCATATGCCAAAGTCCGGCACCTCGCCCACGTATCGCGAGCGCTGCTGAGCGCCGAACGCATAGATGGCGCAGGGCACAGGGGTGGTCGAGCTGTTCAGCTCGTTTGCGCTGGCGTCGATCAGCCCCACATCGGGATGGTACTGACTGCTGTAGTTTCCGCGACCGGGGCCGACGACGCGCCGGGCGACGTTCGTTGTGTAGTCGAACGGCAACCACTCCGGCGATGGGCCACCGTCGAGGCTGTCTAGCCGCAGCATGCTGCCGCCGCCGCTGTATCGAATGTGGTAACCATCGAATGGATGCGATGACCAGTTGTTTGTGAGCGCCTGGCCAGAGCTGTAGAGGAACGAGCCGCAAACATACTGGCCGCCCGTATAGCCGACGCCCCGTTTGTTGAGCGAGCCAATCATCACCGGCCGGAACTGACCGGCCGCGATTTCGACGTGCAGGTGCAGATACGCAGCGGTGGCGAACAGGTGATAGCGCGTGAATGGCCCGGCGCTGAGCTGCGCTATGGTTGCTTCTTTCGACGAATACGGGTTGTTCTGCACCGAGTTGCCGGGCTGCGCATTCCACGCAAGCCCGTCGTCGAACCCCGTATTGCCCGCGAGCTGCCATTGATTGGAACCGGCGTTGAACGACCAGTAGCCGTCGGCGTTGTGACAAAGCCATTCCGATGCCGAGGCGCGGTCGGTGACCCAGCCGAGCGACTCGGCGTGGACGCGCAGCTTGGCGAGCAAGTCGGCCGGGTTGTTCGCTGTTCCTGTGAAGTAAGCCATTTCAGTCCTTCCTGATCGCGTAGAGCCAAGGGTTACCGCTACGCCAAGCGGTTTGGAAAACGACGTGGTCCACACCGTCCTCGACAATCACGTCTTCAGCGCCCGAGTTGAGCGTCGGCACGTAGAAGGCGCCGTCGAAATCGCCCAGATAGCGGCGCCCCTCGGTTTCGCGGGTGACGAACGACAGCGCTTTGAGCGGGAACTTCCCGAACGAGTCACGCAGTTGTTTGACCACGGTGTCACTGCTGCCCGCATATCGGCCGCAGCCCAGCGGGAGGAGCGTCCGATTGCTGTAGTCGGACTCGTTGGCAGCCCCTCCTTCGACAGTGAAACCGAGCCAGCGCCCGGCGGGATCGCGGAGATAGCAGCTGCGCTCGTAGGGGCTGCTGATGCCCCGGTGCCGGTCGCTAACGTCGGACCAGCGGGTTGCAACGTCGCCACGGTAGGAACCCACCACGGCGAGCGGGTACGGATATTGCGATGGCGGACAAGGTGGCAGGATGAAGCCGGCGCCGGCCGACTCGTAGATCGTCGAGACTTTTACGACCAGCCAGAACCTGCGGCCGTTGGCGAAGAACCAGTACGGCATGGGCTGATTCCACAGCAGCGCCTGAACCCGCGGGCTGTAGTTAGCAAACGCGGTCCAGTAGTCGCCGCCAGGCGGGATTGCTCCAGGATTGAACGCCGTGCCGCCCATCAGGCGAAGGTTGTAGTAGTCCAGGGCGGTATCGCCGTAGCTCTGAATCCCCATGTAGATGCTATCGGTGCCGCCCAGGCCAGGGGCGCACAGGGTCACCTGGCGCACGGCGATGGCCGTGCCGGACGCGGGGATGGTGTTGTCGAAAACCTTCTCGTAGGCCTGCCCAGCCGCGACCAGGTCTGGGTTCGCGGTGAGGAACTGGACGAGGCGCTCGACCAGGTTCTGGTGGTTCGTGGCGGTGCCGATTTCAGTAGCCATGAATTCCTAGTTTCCGAGTATTTGCTTGACGGCCTGGCGGTTCTTGTTCAGCCAGACGATGTAATGGTCGCCGCCCTTGCCGGCCCACATGTCGGCCGCCACCTGGTCGGGGTCTTGAACAGCATGGAGGTGGACCGCGTTGGAGACTGATGCGCTGAAGTTCTTGGATGGTTCGGGCAGGTTCGCGCCGACACGGACGGGGGCCGGCAGGTTGGGGGCGGGAATGCCGATCTGGCCGCCGGTTGCGTGACGGACAGGGTTCGCCCAGCCGGCCAGCGCGGCCATGCCGTAGCGGTTGAACTGTTCGAGAAATGCCAGGGCGCCGGGCTGTCGTACAACTGCGGCGCGGGTCATAAACTCGTCGTTGGATGCCAGAATCGGGATACTGTCGCTTGTGCCTGTTCCTGGTCCCTTGATGTGGCCGCCGGTGGCGAAACCGAACATGCCGGCGATGGAGGTCCACCAACTGCCGCCGCCCGCTGCTGCTCCAGCTGCACCGGCACCACCCGCAGCAGCGCCCAGCCCTTGAACGCCATTGGCGGCTGCCAGCGACGCAGCGGCCGCTTGGATAGCAGCGGCCCCGGTCAGCAGCGAGGCGCCCGCAGTCGATAGGGCTCCGGCCGACGCGGTAACAGCCGCCGCGCCGGTCGTCATGCTGGTGTCCTGCTGACCGCCACCAAACAGCCCCATGATGCCGCTGGACAGCGATTGCGCGAGGTTCTGCGCCGCCATGTTCACCAAGGCATTGAGTACAGCCTCACCCAGCGACGTAATGGCGTCGCGCAAGTCCATGGTCCCGGAAGCGAGTCCCTTGATGGCGTCGGTAAAGCCGCTGGTGAGCCCGTCCCGCAAGGTGGTTTCGAGCAGCGTCGTGGTCTGCTGGAGTCGCGCCGCCTCGGCGTCCAGTTGGGCGAGCGATTCGGCAGCGGCTCGGCCGACCTCGCCAGGCTGGCGGGCCATCTGTTCCAGGATCGGCCGAATCTGCTGGAGCTTCTCGTAGGTCGCTCGGTGAATGTCCAGGATGCGCTGCCGGGCGTCCATTTCGTTGATGACACCGGCATCCTGCTGGACGTTGACGGATGACTCAGCCCGCTGTTGCTCGGCAAGTAAGTCGTCCATCTTCTGCTTGACGTCATCCAGTCGGACCTTGGCTTCGGCGACGGGAATTAGCTTGTCGATCCAGGCCAAGCCGGCATCGTTGCCCGCCTTCTCGAAGTCCCGACGCATCGCGTCAAATTTCGCCCGAATCTCCAGCAGCCCCGCGTCAACGGCGCGGCCGGTCGCCCGCAGATACTCGGCCTCAAGGTCGGCATTGGCGCTTGCATTGGCATCGGCCTGGCGCCTCTTCTCGTCGGCATCGATAGCAGCAAGGGCAGCTTCTGCCCTGGCCCTTAGCGCCCCAGTTAGTCCTTTCTCGGCCAGCTCGTAGGCGCGAACCTCGGCGCTATTCATACCCAGCAGGGCCGCCTGGCGTTCCAGCTGGGTGACGTAGCCCTCTTGGCTCTTGCGCAGTTGTTCCGACGTCTGAGCGCTCTTGCGCGCAGCCGCTTCGGACTGGCGCTTGGACTCGGCCTCGGCCTTATTGGTGGCGTCCAGCTTCTGGTTGGCGGCGGCCTGGTCCAGGATCTTCCTACCCAGCTCCGAAGTGGCATCGATACCTTCCTTGCGCAGGTAGTTCAGGGCCTCTTCTGTCGCGGTGAGGTTCTGGAGGCGCTCGTTCTGGCGCTCCAGGTTCTCCAGGTACTGCTTGCCCTCGCGCACGTTCTTGAAGCGGTCGCCGGCTCGTTCTGCCTCAAGCCTGCGCAGGGCTCCGGTCAGTGCCTGTACCCGTTCGTTGGCTTCATCCAGGCTCGGCAGGTCCATGCCCGGCACCGTAGGAACGTCCGTGTCCTGGAGGGCCTCAGCACGCTGCTGAATCTGCTCGGCCTCGGCCAGTTGCTGCTTGATCTGCTCGATGCTCTTGCCGAGCTGGTCGTAGTTGGCCGTCTTCAGGTCGCCCAGGTTCAGCGCCTGGATAATGTTCCGCGAGGCGTTGCGGATGCGGACGCTAGCCGACTCGGTTGCATTGGCGGCACGGTCCATGCCGGACTCGGCGTCACTACCGAAGTCCAGGAACGCCGTGGCCGCAATGGCAATCATCGAGATAACGCCGATGGGACCGCCCAGGAACCCCAGCAGCCGGCCACCGACCGCCGTCACTGTTCCCATGCCGCGAGCCAGGAAGCTGGATGCCGCAGCGGCGGCCGCAGAGGCGATATTCGCGTTGTTCGTGGCGACCGTCAGAGCCTGTTGTGCCGAAGCGGCTGCCGCGACTGCGGCGGTCCTGCGCTGATAGGCGGCGGTGACGGCGGCCGAAGACGCCAGCGTCGTGGATGCGAGCGACGCCTCTGCGGCCTGGACCTGCCTGATAATGGCCGCTTCGGACAGCCGTAGCTCAGCCAGGCGAGCGAGGGACTGCTGCCGACCAATATCGGTGATCTGCGCCTGAAGCCGGGCCTGCTCCAGCGTGCGCTCCGCAACCAGAGCGGCCTGGACGTCCCGAAGGTTCTGGAGACTGGCGGCCTGGCGGGCGCGGCTGGCGGCCACCTCGGCCTCTGCCGAGGCGACAGCGGCCTTGGCCCGTTGTAGCTCCTGGGCAGCGGCTCGCTGTGCCGCCACGGCGGCGCCTTCGTCGGCCGTTGCTTTCTGAGCGGCGGCGATGGCTGCGGCGCGACTGGCCGCCGCGTTGCTGAGCCAGGTAGTAGTCAGCCCGGTGATGGCCGCCACCGCTCGGCCGGCTGCCGTCACCATCACGGCATCCAGGGCGGTGCCCAGCAGCTCGGCGTTATCGCTCAGGCCGTCCATGACATTGGCGACCCCGGAAATGGCGCCGGCCAGCGCCTCGCCCGCACCTCGGCCATTGGTGAACTCACCTACCAGGCGAGTGAACGCATTCTCCAGCTCCTGGACAGCCATCGAAACGGTCTTGATGCTGGTGGCGAATTGATCGTTCACGCCGGCTGCCGCGTTGCTCAAGGCGTCCACCAGGACATCAGCCGTCAACTGGCCTTCGTTCGCCATCTTGCGAAGCTCGCCGATATTGACGTTGAGGCCATCGGCAATTGCTTTCAGCAGCGCGGGCGCCTGCTCGCTGACCGAGTTGAATTCCTCACCGCGCAGAACGCCCGACGCCAGAGCTTGGCCGAACTGGACCAGGGCCGCCTCGGCGCTCTGCGCACTGGCGCCTGAAATCGCGATGGACTTGGCCACCGTGTCAGTCAGCGATGCGACTTGCCGCTGGCTGATGTTCAGCCGGTCGGCGTTCTGCGCGAAACGCTGGTAGACGGTGGCGGTAGAGTCCAGCGCGGAGCTGGTCAGCTGAGCGATGCGGTATACGTCAGCGGTCACCGCTGCCAGTTGCGCCTGGGTGCTGGTGACCAAGCGCAGCCGGTTCTGGAGGTTGGTCCAGGCGTCGGTGGTCTGGATGATCTCCCGAATACTGAACAGCGCCCCCAGCCCCAGCGCAGCGGCCTTGATGGAGGCAGCGAGGGCCGTCATGCCGCCACCGATGCGCTGGGTGGCGGCATTCAGTTGATCAGCATCCCGCGCCGCTGTCCTGGTGCTCTGGCCCAGTTCATCGACATTACCGTTCAGGCGACGCAGGGCGTCCTGGGCGTCGTTCAGATCGGCGCGGATGCGGAGGGCCAGTGTCAGTTGCTGATTGTTCGCCATTTCAGGATTCCAACTGTTGGAGCAAGGCGGTGGCGTCCGTGCCTCCCACCATTCCGTACATCACCGCGTTAATGTCTCGGGCCTGCTCGCGGCGCTCAGCCGCTTGCGCCTCTTCCCAAAAGAGAATCAGCTGTCGCCGGGTGTAGTTGTTGAGGGCGTCGCGGTGGTGGCCGGCGCGAATGAGGTCGGCGAAGACTCGGCTCCAGAGCGCTGCGCGGCTAGTGCCATTTCCAGGAGGCGCGGACGCCAGAGCCGTCGAACGAAAAAACCGTTGTTCACCTCCCACCAGGTCAGCACCAGAGCTTCACCTTCATCTGGTGGCAGAGCGTCCACCCAGTCCATCGACTGGCCGCAGCTGATGGCGATCAGCTCGCGCAGCGCGTCAGCGTGCAAGGCCAGGGCGTCGAAGATGACGTTGATCGACTCCGGGCTGTCCATCTTCTGCGGGGGGATAGCGGCCAGGCTGTCGCCAAGCGGCGCGAGTAGATGGTTGTGGCGCAGTTGCTCGCTGAAACTCAGCTCGCGTACGGTCACCTCGACGCCCCCGACCGTCAGTTGACGGTCAGGGAACAGCACGCTCAGGCTGTCGTCGGGCGCCGAGTCGGTCGGCTGGCCGCGAGGGTTAACAGGCTTCTTCCCGGCCATGATTTACCCCAGCTGGATAATGCGACCGAAGCGGCCCAGGTCGCCGGTATCCGGCTTGCTGGTGTCCAGCAGGATACCGCCGCTGATCTGCATCCCGGCAACGGTGTTGCCGTCGCTGATCAATGCCAGCTCCTGGAGCGGGTCGGTCGCGACCTTGTACAGCTCGACGATGACCGGCGCGCCGCCTTCGGCCAGGTTGATGCCCTTATAGCGCAGGGCAACGGTCGGCTGCGGCGCGGTGAACATGCCCACCTGCTTAGTGGCGGCGTACTCATAGGCCGCTTTGAACGGCTGGGTCGGGGCCGGCGTCGGCAGACCCAGCAGTTGGACCTCGCCGTAGGCGCCATCGGCTCGCAGGGCGTAATACTGCGGGTCGAGGGGCGCCGGGCTGCTCGCGCTGTCGGTGATGACCAGTTCGCTGACGCCGAAATTGGCCAATCGGATCACATCGCCAGCCACCAGGTCGGCGGGGAGTACCTCGCCCGTCACGGAGCCCGCCGCCTTGGCCACGACCTTGCCATAGAGAGTAAGCGCCAGGTTGTCCGGGCCGATGCTGTGCAGGGTGATGTTGACGGTGGCGGTCTTGCCGATGGGGAAGCTTCGGACCAGGGCTTTCTGGCCGCTGTAGCTTTCCTTGTGCTCGACCTTCTCGACTGCGAGCTGGATGCTCATGGCCGAGACATCCTGAATCCAGCGCCATTTGCCGAGGACGCCGTTGACGATAGGCGCGGCGTCAATCTCACCTTGCCCGTAGAAATACGTTTCCTGTGCCATGTGAGGCCTCCGTAGGAATCAGATGTTGCGCGTTACTTGTCGCGTTTCTCGTCGGCCTTGGGCTCGGCGGGAATCTTGGTGATCAGTTGACGGCGCAGCAGAAACTCGGCATCGGCGCGACTGACTTCGATCTCGTCGCCCTGCGCCACCGGCTTGCCGGCATGGGTGTGATTGGGTTTCTCGGCGGTGATGGTGACTTTTACGGTTTCCATGACTTGAGCCTCGGGAAGACAAAGTTGGCGGTGAATACCAGCGGGAAATAGAAGAACCCGTTGCTGTAGCTGACTGGCGAAGCCTGCGGGCTGCGGGCCAGCGGGCTGACGCCCTGATCAGGAACCCAGCCGGTCAGTGCCTTGAGCAGCTGGCCGAGCAGCGGGCCGGCTTCGCGCCGGGCGCCCTGGCCGTCGCCCTGGGCGTCGGCGTAGTACAACGTCAGCACGGCTGCCCAGTGCTGGGTGACCGTCTGAATCGCCCGACTGCCGCCCTGGTGCGACGCCCCGGTGCCGATCTCGTCGCCCAGGTAGACGACATAGACGCAAGGCGAGCCCTGGCGCTGTTCGTCGAGGGTGGCCAGATCGGGGATGCCCGAAACGTCCTGAAGGCCGGGCACCTCGGCGCGGATGCGCTCGACCAGGAGCGTCTCCAGGAACAGGTAATCGAACGGCTCGGCAGTGGTCACCAGGTGCCCCCGAAATCGTTGCGTTGCGAACTGATTTGAACGGTGTTGGCAATGGGCGCCGGGGTGCCGGAGCTGGTCAGGGCCAGGCTGAGCTTCCCGGAGGAAATACCGCTCAGCAGCTTCCGCTTGCGCTCGGCATCCAGGATCGCGGGGTGGTCGTCCTTGACCTGGGTGTGCAGGTTGGCAAATGCCAGCACGCACGCTACGCGCTTCAGCACCACAGGCACCTGGGCCAGCGGCAGCTGGTAGCGGGCGTGCAAGTGGAGATCGATCTCCGCGTCCGCATCGGCGATGGCCTGGGCCACGACCGCCGGATCGATGGTCGTGGCGGGTTTATTGACGCGGTCGCTCAGCTGGCGGATGGACGCCTCGCCGTACTGCTCGACCAGGTCGGCCTGGGTGCAATAGCTCACTGTTGCTGCTCCTGGTGCTCCAGGACGTCGATGGCGCTATGGCACTCGGCAGCGACCCGGCGATCCAGCTCGGCCTGGGCGAGGTCGCCCTGGGCTTCGATGATCGGAGCGTTGTGCTCGGCGTTCTGCGCGGCGATGGTCAGTTGACTGATGGCCAGGGTGTGGTCGCTCATGTCGAACTCCTGATGAATAGGTGGCCATCCGTGGCCAGGGGCGGTCCCTCTGCTGGGGTGGGTTATTCCTGGGTGTCGTTGTCCGACGCGGACGGCTCACCCTCGCCGCCGACGTCGTCCGGCAAGAACTCGCAGGACTCGACGCGCAGCTGGGGCTCTTCCTTGATGGCCTTGAGCTGCGCCTCAGTCAGGGCGGACAGGGCGATTCCGATTCCTTCGCTGGTGAACGCGAAGCCAGCACGCCGGAAGGTCGGCGGATAGCTGCGCACGAAGATGCCCTCGACGCTCTGCTGGGCTTCATCGCCCGCCGCCTGGCGGGCCTGCCTGGCGGTCGGCTTGGCGGTAGTTGCGGCTTTGCGTGCCATGAGCTGCCCCCTTATGCGCCAGTGCCGGTGGAGCCGTAGGCCAGCTGCCAGAAGCCGTAACCGGCAGCAGCGCGGGCCTCGGCGCCGAACTTCAGCTTGCGCAGGTTGAAGACGTCATCCGAATCCAGGTTGACCTGGGAAACGAATACCGGCTTCTTCCTGGGCTGGTAGATGAACGGTTTTACCGGCTTGGTGGTGTCCAGCAGGAACCAGGCGGTGTCGGACTCGATACGCCCGTCCACTACCAGCTCAGCAGTGCCGACGTAGGGGTTCGGGGTGTTGTCCGCGAGCTTCGGGTTGGTGAGCAGCATCTTCGCCACGTCTTCCAGCGCCGGGCCGACCAGGAGCACGTTGGGGGAGACGTTGAGGGAACGCCCTTCCTCGTCCTTGAACTTCTTCATCGCAGTGCGAGCAGCGCCATAACCTGCCTTCGCCGCCGCCTGGTTGGCGTTGGAAAGCGGAGCGGTGCCCTTGTTGCTCACCGAGGCATCACCGACAGGGTGGTCCGTGTCGATGAAATACTGGCCGTCGAAACAGAGCTTGGTGAAGGCACCGTTGACCGCTTCATAGACCAGTTCGTCCGGGAGCTGCGCCGCCGAGAAACCGGCCATCTGCGCCTGGGGCGAGTAGATGCCGAGCTGGTCGTCCTCGATGTCGTTGCGGTCCACCTCGACGGTGGCCTCGAAGTCCTCGTTCTCGACAACGTATTTGTAGGCCTTCAGGTTTTTGACCACCTTCGCGCCGATCCAGCGGCGCATCTTCGGAAAGGCGCTCAGCCACTTGTAATCGTTGCTGCCGGTGTTACTCGGCACTTCCATGGCGATCTTCTGCCAGGTGGTGGGGGCTGCCCCGAAGGCGTTGTTGAAGATGGTTTTGATCGCGACGAATGCCGCGCTGAGACTCTGCTTATTGATCAGCATGTGTCCGGTTCTCCGTTGGTGAGCCTGTTATTCCACCCACACGCCGTCCGGTTCGACGCCGATGATGCGGCCGGCCGGGGAGCGGGTTTCGGTGCCGTCCGTGGCGGCGACGGTCTGGTCGTCCACGATGTAGGCGGGTTTCATCAGGTGCGCCTGGG